AGGTATGATGAAGTCCCGTTCTGCCTCTTGGACATCGACTATCCTGGTGATGTATAATTTAGAACCGGCGGTGCTATTACCAGTTCCCCAATTATTGACAGAATGGAGGTTAGGGATGATGGGACTGATCGTACTCTTCTGGGTATACTTTCTCATCATACCATAGAGTATCTGATTCATGTCTAGGCTCGAGAGGGCAAACCCAAACTGAGATGGGAGAACACTCAGGGTGCGTGTGATTTCGGCATTATTGACAAACTCGGTGGTCACCAGGTCGATGATTATGCCCGCGTTAGCATTGCCGAATACGGGATGGCCTTCTTGAACTACGATCGATTGAGCGAATAAGGTCAAATCCTCAACAACATAACCAGAGAGATCGAAATACTTCCGATTCACGACATGATTCCCGACTAGTTCCCAGCCCTCGCCCGTGTATGTGATTGGATTAAGTTCCGTATCGGTAACGATAGTGCTACCATCCATATCGATCGACAGTAATCGTGGACCCTCGAGCTCTGACATTACTTCCCACCTAGTTTCTTTTCAATTCGCTTCAATGCGCGAAGAATCTCCTGCAGGACAGACTTCATTTCTTCACCATCCGGTGAGCTTTCTTAGCCAGTGCGGCGAAACTCATCCTCGGGTGTTTCTTCTTTAGAGCCTTGTACGCTCGAGCGTACTTCTTGTTGTATGCGCTAGGACCGCGCTTCTTCTTGGCCGGCTCGTAGGCTCGCCGTGCTGTCTTTCGGGTTTCGCCCTTGGTTGTGCCCTCACTAGTTAGGGATTCTCCGCACCTAGGACAGTATCGGGGCATTCAATCCCTCAGTTGTCTGATGCCGTGCTCTGTACGGCCAGTGCCACATAGTCTGCGAGTTTTAGGCGTGCAATGACCGCTTTGATTCGAACGGTGACCACATAGGAGCGGGCAGCTGCTAATCCCGATCCACTGAAAGCGGCGACAATGTAGAGGGAATCATTCACGACGAACCGTGCGTTATCCAATTTCGATCCCGAAGAAAACGAATCCGGGAAAAGATCAGGGCCTATCGAAATCACTGAATTTCCATCATCAAGGTAAACGCCACCGGAACCAATCAGAGTATTATCATCTGCTCGAAGGAAAGCGGTGCCGGGATTCAAGTCCATAAGTTGAAAGTTCCACTGAGTATTCCCCAGGGCGGCGCCTGGCAGGGAATTGCTGAATGTATCATTGGCAGTATCCCGTGCCTGGAGAATCCAGTCCACTTGCTGGATCGCGATCGAAGTGGACGATCCGATGTCTACATAGGCACCGAGATCAATCGAACCTTGGACTAGTGTATCGACCGCTGTTAATTCCACTGTTTCGGTTAGCCAGAATGAGGAGGTCTTTGCTGTCGCCATGGTCATCGCATGCGGTCCCGGGCTAAAAAGGCTGGTCCGCGCACTGTAATTGGATTCTATCTTCGCACCACGCAGTGGGTAAACCAACCCGGGCGTAGCAGGCTTCACGCCCCCGGCGACACTTGCCGAAGGGGGGTTTGCCTATGAAGATGATTGGGATACCTGCTGAGATCAGCGGCGTAAGACATACAATTTCATATATGCCGAGGGGTTAGCATAGGCATGGACCAAGAACATTTGGACATATTGGAAGCCCTGCACGGAGAAATGAAGCGAATAGCCGATACCCTTGAGCGTCTGCTCAAGATAAGTGAGATGAGACCATGAAGTGTCCAGAATGTGGTTATGAGCCAGAGCCTTGGTTCAATGTATTCTGTGCAGTCTGTTGGAAACCAATCAAGGAGATGAGACCATGAAGAATGCAGCAGAGATCGGATATAACCTAGGTTACTTTGAAGCACTGAAAAATGTGGTTGTATACATCCCTTTAACGACTCCAGAACAATATAGGGATTGGCTGACCAAGGAATTGAATATAGCGAAGTTGAGGGTTGATGAATGAGCAATGTCCTGAAACCGGAAAACCCTGGCGGCGCTTTCTGTAAAATATGCAACCAGAAATTGACACAAGGCAGCCCTGGTTGTACCAGATGCGGAAAATGCGTAAGGTTGGGATTGAAGTGAACTCTGAAACATTTCAGTTCCGAATATCAACGTCAAGTAGGGGCTATCTGTGGTTGAAGGAGAAACAAGACTCTGGGGTGAACGTGAGTCGTGCTCTACGGCTCCTCCTCGATACTCACTCTGAACTCTTCGATAAGTTAGATGCTGAGAAGGGCCGCGTTCTCACCCTTCGAAGGCGGATTGAAAAACTAGAGCGCCAGGACAGCCCTGATTTCAGAGCGAACCTCGAGGCGGAGAAGCATAAGTTGGCTCGAATCAAAAAGGCAGAGCGAGCATCACCAGAGTGAGCGAGGTCTTGTAAGTGACCAACTAAATCTCCAAGTCTCAATAAACTCATCAATCGTTTCCACATACCAGGCCGAGGCCGCAACCAAAGGCTCCTCAATCTTATGTTCGTAGATCGTCTCGGCAGTGAACTTGAGTCGTTCGGGAATCTTAGTGGGCTCGGTGATGAAGTCGATATAATTCTCGACTCCCTCGACTCCACCGATAGCATAGGAGGTGATGGCTCCGGCCACAACCGCGCCTTCAATAATAACAATGGGCGTCGTACTGACCGCCGCGATCGTTAGTAGTTCGGGCGCCCACAGAATTCCTAGGGAGAGAGTACCTAATGCTAACTCGGGCGCGTCTTCCCATGTTATCTCCCTATCATCTCGCCAGGCTAATTCATACATCCCCCAAATAATTCCGAGGCTGGTTATTCCTTTGGCGTGGAGGCGCCAGGGTACCGGCATTATCTCACCGGCGTATGTTCATTGGATCTGATAACCCTTTGGATGTATGGCAATTCCATCTCTTTGATTATCCGAGCACCGATAACCCAATTAGATTGAGGTATGATGAAGTCCCGTTCTGCCTCTTGGACATCGACTATCCTGGTGATGTATAATTTAGAACCGGCGGTGCTATTACCAGTTCCCCAATTATTGACAGAATGGAGGTTAGGGATGATGGGACTGATCGTACTCTTCTGGGT